TGAACTGAACCCGCTCCGTGGTGGCCAGCACAGTACCTGCCACATCTCGGGCCCGTGTACGGCTAATCTGCTGATAGGTGGCATATGGCATGACACCACCCACAGGGTTGGTATCTGGATGAATCCCGCCCGGCAGGGCTGCCGCGTAGCCTGCTCGGGCCAGCAGGTATTCACGGGTGGTTTTCCCTAGCTGGCTCAATCAGCACCTCCAGCAGATTCCATGGCCCTGGCTGCCGCTTTGGCCGCCGCGGCAGTCTTTGCGGCAAATAGCCTTTGGAGATCCTCATTAAAAACCTGAGTAACTATGGTTTCAATCTTTGATTTGTTTTCATCGAAACTAGAGCGAATAAAACCACGCCCGGGGATTTTTTTAATTGTCTTTCCTCTAACCTTGAGGAGAAAACCATTGTCCACGAGGTGGGCATATTTGCTTGGGATCACTGGCACCATCTTCCTTGTCCAAGCACTCCACGCTGTGCCGCCTTGGAAGTCTTTCTTCCTTCTTGGGCCAACCATGCCATATACCTGGCCAGTTTTTTTGTTGATGCCAACCTTCAGCCCCAAGCTTTTCCTGAGCATCCCCGTCATGCCTGTTTGAAGGGCCTTGGTTTTATATGCCGGTTTGCCCTTTTTCTTTCTCCTGACCTTCCGGAGATTTGCCTCAATTGTCCTGAATATCCCACGGCCAATATCCTGGAGTCTTTCCTTGACAGTGGCTTGGCGGTCCAACTTGATGGCCTTGCCTTTCTTGGGTAGCTTGGTCCTCATCGTCTGAATAACAGGAGTTAAGGCCTTTCTGGTGGCCCGTTTCATTGAGGCCTTGAGAGCTTTTGGCGCTCCCTCGAATTGAGCAATCAGCCTATCCCAACCTTGCAGGTAGGTTATGACGGAAAGCTTGCTTCTTGTTCCGGCTGTGTAACCGGCTGAAGTTGCCTCATATGTCCGTTTTATTACAGACATCTAGGCCTCCTGCCGCTCTTCTGCCTGAACAACCATCCACTGGCCCCGCTCATCCACATTCACAGGAGGGGCCAAGAATTGCAGCACACGGGCGCCAAACAGGGCCCGATGGGTGGAGGCCACGCTAGATAGGTATCTGATTGTGATGGTGTGGGTGGCTGTGATCTGCTGCTCATTGGCAACGGCCCCCTCACTGCCTCCAGTGGGCTCAATCTGGGCCCATACGGTGCCGTAGGTGCTCCAGCTTCTGGTGGGCTGCCCGTAGCTGTCCGTGGCATCCGTGGGCGCCTGTAGGTCTATCCGCTTGCGGAGCTCACCAATAGTGGGCATCAGTAGCTCCCATCGGTATACATCTGGAGGATAGAATCAACAGCCAGTGGCACCTCTGCCCCGTACTGGCCTACAGCCTCACGGTGCTCATACCAATGGGCCACCAGCATCAGCACCCCTTGGCGGAGCAGCTCAGGCACATTGGCGGAGGTTGCCCCATAGCCTGCCACGAAATCCACCTCCACAGCCTTGGCCCGGTCCAGTTGCGTATGGGGCCAAATGGTGAAGGGAAAAAGCTGTAGGCTGGGTGGGTTATTGTCTAGATCTTGAAAATAGTCAGTATCTAGAATAGCCGTCTGTTGCACACCGTCTTCATCAATGTACCGCATGCGTGGCGTAGCGTAGGCATAACTCCCGCCAATCGCAACAGCCGAAACAGGGCTCCTTGGTAGTTCAACAGGCCCCGCTGGGAACTCATCAAAAGACCAACGGAAGGTCTGGTTTATCAGGCTCCTCCGCGTCCGCTTTTCCACCATGTCCGTACCGGCAGACACAAGCCCCGAGATGAGGGTATCCTCGGCGGATCCATCTACCCTCAGGTAGGCTTTGGCATCCGAGAGGCTCACGGCAGGGTTGGCCCGCGCCGTGATCACCTTGAGGCTCATGGTGCTCATCGCTTCTCCCGCTTGGCTGGCTTGGCGCTGGCCTCAGGGTTTTCTACTTGCTTGGTTTCAAGGGAGATAGCCCGGCCAGCTTCCACCAGCCGGGCACCCTCCGCATTGTCCACCTCGGCAATATCACCGGGAATATAGGAGAATGAATCCCCCACCATCGATTCAAGAATCTGTACCCTCATACTCATTCTCCTGTCCCGGTTTTATTACGCTTGGGTAAGGCGCTTGATGGCCGCGCTTTGCACAACCTTGGCATCCTCGAAGCTCACCACCATAAAGCCAGTTTGATACTTGTTTGCGTACAATTCGTTCAAGCGGATCAGCTCGAGGCTGCCCACTTGGCGGATATAGTACTTGCTGAAATCACCAAAGAGCATGGTCTTGGCAGTGGTGGCAATGCTGCTGGCCATGTTGTTGTTAAGGATGATTTCATAGCCCAACAGCTTGGGCTGGTTACCACTGATGTAATCAGACACCAAGGGCCTGCCCTGGCTGTCCTGTAGTTTCAAGATGGCAGACCACACGCTCTGGTGCATCATGAACTTAGCGTTGGGCCAGTAGGCAGCATCAAGGCTGTTAGTCAGGCCAATAATGTCATTGATGGCAATGGCCGTGGCTGAGGCCGCGGTCACACCAGCAGAGGAGCCGGTCACCACACCTTCAGGCTGGCTAGAGCCAGTACCCGTGGCATGGTAGGCCGCCTGCTTGCGCCCAATACGCTCACCCAACAGGCCGCCAATCTCAGTCTCAAGATTGATGCCGGTATCGCGGAGCAGTTCATTGCTGGCGATCACCAGGCTCTCAAGCCTGTAGCTGCTGAGGTTGACCGTGCCGAATGTGAGATCCACACCAGTGACCGCAGTACCTTCAGCACCAAGGGCCGCCGCGTTGGCTGTGTCATCGATGGTGGGCATCGGCAGGGTGTTGCCCTCAGCCGTGTTGATCACCCGGGCCACATTGAGCAGGGGGTTAAAGAACACCTGCTTCTTTTCCAGCTCAGCCAAGAACCCGGCTGGGATGGTATAGCCACCCGCTGTGTTGGTGGTGCTGTTGTCCCGAGTCTCAGACCGGAGGGTTAGGCTTGGGTTGAAAAGATCCAAGCCAGTACGCTGAGCCGCTGCTCTGTGTTCAGCACCAGAGCGATTGCCCAACAGCCAGCCGCGGAGGGCCAAGTCTTTGTCCTTCTGGGCTTGGCGGTCATTGATGTCCCGCACGAAAGCAGGGGCAGACCTACGGCCCACGCTCTGGCGCTCCACTTTTTCAAGGGCTGCCAGCAGTCGCTTTTGCAGGTTGTCCAGATTGGCGCTGTTTTGCTCAGCATCAGGGGCTGGGGCTGCATCAGGCATGGGGGCTTCCTCTTCTACTTCATTGCCGCCGATTGCGTCCTCAATAGCTGCCACCTTGGTATCCAGCTCAGCCACTTTGGCCGTGAGCTGATCCCACGCGGCCTGCTCATCAGGTGAGAGCTCCCGCTTGTTCATGCCGTCGAGCTTAGAAACCAGATCGCGGCGCTCTGCCAATAGCTGGCGAATATCATTTACCGTTTTCATCTTCTCTCCTTGAAAGGGAATCAAATACACAAGAATCTATCAATCCAACCGCACGATTACCCACCCCACCGAGGGGCCACCCTGTTTGTTGCAAGCCAGTGATCTCTGGCTTGCTTTGCTTCCTGGCTCAGCCTGCCCATTGAACGCAGAGCCGCCACGGTGTCCGGGTATGCCGGAATGGTCACCACTGATACCTCAATTAGCTGCACATCCGTCAGGGTCCGGATCCGCATGCCAGCCTCATCCCGGCCCTCCCACTTCTCACCATTGGGCTCCACCAGAAAGGCAAAGCTCATTTGGCTCACATCGCCACGCTCGAGCAGGGCCCGCAGATCGTTGGCATAGGTTGTATCTGGTAGGTCTATTTGAACCCTGAGCCCGCGCTCATCCGTGGCAAGCTTCAGGGTGCCGGAGCTGCGTCTCCCAATCACCTTGGCTGTGTCATGGTCCACCAGGGCCCGGATGTCTGTGTCATCCTCGAGGCTCCGATTAAATGCCTCAGGGGCCACCCGCTCACGGAATCCGCCCAAGTCCTCACTCAACGGGCCAAACACCGCGGCATAGCCCACCAACTTGCCACCTTGGGGCTTGATGTTGGCTACTCGCTTTTCAATCCTTGGGGGCATGGTGTTCTCCTCTGTACTCGTGAACCC